GTTCATGCCATTCCGGTCCATGGCTGTTAATTCCGACAGCACATTCAGCCACAAGAGGATTAGCTGATAAGAAACGAGCAATAGGCAAAAAGTACGTGCGAATGCCAATTTGCAAGAGGATGGGTGCAGCTTCAAACACCCTAACCTTCGTCTTGTCAACTTTCGTGGGTTCATCCTTGAGAGACGCATTGAAAATCTGATTTAAGGACTTGTTTTCATCTGCCATCTTCAACATAGCTTCATATGCTTCCCAAATCTCAGGCACAAAAGTCCTGGGACAAGCGTGTTCATCAGTGGGCTCCAAGTCAAGAACAAACGATCTCTTGCTCTTAAACAAAGGGAAACCCATTGAAGTCGACATTTTCATAGAATCAATAAACCTCTTTCCATCAATACCCGAAACAACCTGGGCACGATCCAATGGTCGAATTTCATTTTTCCAACATTCCTCCATGTTCATGTATACTTCGATCAGTCCTGATGAATAATCCTCCATAGCTACTTCCACTTCAGCAGGATCAAAACCGATCGATGGTTTGCTACAAACATCCAATGTCTCAAACCAGGGCTTCCACGTTTCCCGATCTTTCTTGGCACCTGTAGGATCCTTAGGTGCTTGGAAACGGGGTGGTCCCCATGAATTTCCAACGCCAGTCACTTGCTCCACATATTTTGAGATGGGTGTTTCAATAACTGCTGATTTATATGTAGAGCGACCAATGACAGAACCATAAACTTCAACTGCAGCATCCTCCTTATCAATAAAATTAGTGGGACATTTAGGGTGGATGTCCGGTGATGTAACAATTTTACGACCCATGTAATCATCTTCAATATCCTGCGCCTGTGGTCCACACATGAAAGATGAATTACTAGCATACAGTTTACGCGAAGCTTCCTCGAAATCACTCCTTATCGCGGAAACTCCACATCCTCGTTCTGTTCCTGTCACGCCACCAATATGGAAACCAACTAAGTCCATGCGTTTTCCATTGCGAATGATTGGTGACATACACATCCCTGGGAAAGTCTTCATACTCGAGAGACGATAGTGCGAACCAGGGAAGGACATGTGTCCATTATT